ATTCCAATACCTGTCTACTGAACTGCTCGCGTGCCTCAATATATGAGCATTCACTCTTGCTTGCACAGTAGAAAAGTATTTCTCTGGTGAAATTGTCGGTGCCTAGTCGTTCGATGTCTGCGGATAGTTCTGCGCTGGATCCATAATATTGTTGCCAATCTGAATCAATTTTGCTTCGTATGCGTTTTTTCTTCTTGATGCCGTTTTTTTGTTTGACTGTTCTGTAAGTGGTTTTTGAGAACTTTGCCAGTTTTTTGCCTATGTATTTGCGTCCAGTGAGATTATTTGTGATCAAGTAGACGAATCCCACACATGACTCGGGCAATGTCTCCACTGGGGTGTTTTGATATAGCCATGTCATGTTGCAGTTGTGTTACTTGAGTCACATAGTTATGCCTTTTACCATGAAGTTGCGTATTTTTCGTCCACTACAGAGCTGGCACACTTGGTGCCACATTCCTGCCAGCGGTAAGTTTGTAATTCTGTTGTCCAAAAATTATCTGATAATGCCTGTTGTAGTGTTTGATTGTGTAGATTGAATTTTTCTGCCTGTTGTTGCCATTCTTGATTGTGAGAATATCTGTTTGCTACCCAGCAGCAGGGGAATAGTCTGCCACGGGCATCTATGTATAATCCTTTGTTGCCTATTTTGCACAACGGAGTTACTCCGTTGCTTGTTTGCGTTTCATGGAATAGTCTGATATTGGTTGGGCTGATTGGTGTGCCCGGGTGAGCGGTAAGATTGGTTATCGCTCGTTCAAATCTGTGTGAGCTGCTTACAAAACGATCACTGGGCTGTAATGGATCATTCTCTCCATAAGACGGATACACACTACCAAATTTGGTGCTGTGAGTGAGCTGGAATCGGTCAACCCCTAGATTTTTTGCTGTGTGCTGCATGTGATCTAGATGATTTTGATTGAACTTGAATGCAATAGCAGCCCATACAATCAAGCAGCCACTTGATGATCGCAAAGTTTGCAAACCCGCAATGATACTATCGTAATCGCTGTTGACACGATACTGATTGTTGCTGGCATGGTCGTATCCGTCGATGCTGAAATGCACACTGTCTCGGTGGTCTAGTGTTTTTCCTAATTGCATCCACCATGCGAGTTTTTTGTGACTGCCATTGGTAACAATCACTATCTCTACGGGTTTGATGCTTTTTAAATATTGTATGATTGGTATAAGATCATGAGCGTAGATAGGGTCACCATCGTCTCCGCAGAACGTGATCTTCTCTACATTTGCCAACACAAACTCAGGAGTGAAATTGCGCTTGAAAAATTCTAGATCAAGCTCGGTGTTGATCAATCCATCAGGAACTTCTTGGCGAGCACACCGAGCACATGCCAGTGTACATTTGCTGGATACCTCAATGTGAAAATGCCAGGTGGCTATCATGATTCTACTTCACGCTGCCACTGTGGAAAAACATCCTGCCACATGCCACTGGAGTCATACCAATTTAAAAAATCTTGCAATTGAGGTATTAGATCTGCACTATGATCAATTTTTTGTATGGATTCCACCAAAGCAGGCCGGGTGTGAATCAAAGTTTGAAAACACTCCAGGCGCATCTGTTCAGGCATGACTGCAACTGACATATATTCAGGCTTGATTAAGATTTCTGTGGACAACTGGATATTTCTAACATCGCACCAACTGACCAGTTGGTGCAAATGATACAAAGACAGTGCTTGAACAGTATGGTGTACTCTTAGATTGTTTTTTGAGTGTGAATATTTTATCAAGAAATTATCAATATTTTTTTCTATCTCAGTCCAAGTGCTGCCTTTTCGTATGTAGTCCTGAACAGCACCAACACCTTCGAGACTTATGATAAATTGTATAGTCTGAAAATCTCCCAGTTGCTGACAGGTAGCATCTAGATCAACACTGCCATTGGTGATGACGATCAGCGAGGTGCGTTTTTTCTGTTCAAGATCAACGGCACTCAGCAGGTTCAACGCCACTTGATCCAGCAAGGGTTCACCACCTAAAATTTTGATATGACGAACTTGTTTTTGTATGGCATATTGTAGCAGTTGATGATTGTGCTTGTCGATATAAACTTGTTTTACCTGGTCCAGATAGTTTGAATTTTTTTGTAATTGCTCGATCACCCAGGTGTGCTTTTTGTTTTTTTGCCATTGAGTGTAGATCTGTGTGCTGTCCTCGGGAATACACATGGCACAGGCAAAATTACATAAGTTGGTGAGTTTGATGTCTGCTATCAACAAAAGATCATGTGCATAGTCGGTCTTGTTGTTGAAATAGGGTTTTACCCAGGTTTGGTCCAGCTGACTGCCTTGGTTGTAACTTATGGTGTTGTTGAGAATTTGTCTCTGGCTGATGATTTGATGATCTTCATGCCGCCAACATCTATCACACTCGGGCAGCCGATTTCCATTGGTCAATTCTTGCCTTAGATACTGCATGTAATCGCTATTCATCCACTCCTCGGGACTATGCGTTGGCCATTTATAATCAATTTGCCCAGCAAACTTGCTTTTGTGTTGACTGATTGAACAGCAAGCTCGATAGTTGCCCAGGCTGCTGTTGCGGAGTTGGAACCAAGGTGCTGCACAAAAAGTCGAATCATTTATTTTCATGCCAACTCAATATCCGTACTGTAACTGGTAAACCCATTCTCTTTCACAACCTTGAGAATGTTTTCTACCCTGCTGGTGAGCTCGTCTCTGTGACTGACCAACCAGATTGATTTGTGTCGTTCTCTGCTCATCTTCTTCAGCAGGGCCAGAGCATTCTCCACACCTTGTGTGTCCAGGCCAGAGTCGATCATCTCGTCGATGAACAAGATGTTGATGGGTTGATATAGACTTTCCCACACATCTCGGAACGCCCAGCTCATGCTCAAGATCAGTCGATTGCGTTCACCGCGACTTAGATTATCAAAGTCCAGTTCACGACCCAGTTCTTCGATGCTCACGGTGAGATCGTTCTGGAACTTGACCGTGTGTGGCAATCCAATTCTGTCAAGATAGTGTGTGAGTCGGCTGTTGAGATAACTCAAGTTCTGATCAATGATCTTCTTACGCACAAAAGAGTCTTTGCTGGTGAGCAGTTTTAACAAGAACTCTTGATGCTCCTGCAATCTGGTGTATTCGTTTAGCGTGTCATAGGAAACGGCCTGCAGGGCTTGATCGTTCATGTCTGTGATCTGTTCGCTGTAGGGATCAGTTTCTGCTGATCTTGTGGCAAGATCTTTCATCAAGGTATCCAGGGTGTTTTTGTGATTCAAGGCCTGTTCAAGACTGTCGTAAAACACCGCAGGTGACTTGCCTAGTTCACCAAGTTCTTTCAATCTCTCCTGATGTTCAGATCGTTGCGTGTCGTTGGTCAGCACTTGCAATGAGATTTCCAATAGAGTCTTCTCACGCTGTGCTTTCACAGTGTCAAGACTGTTGTCGTGTATGTCTGTGCCGCAAGCAAAACACTTGTGGCTGGCGATCTGACCAAGATCTTTTTCAATCTGGGCCATTTGCTTGAGCAGCTTGGTATCGTCAGCATCAATCTGCCGTATCCAACGATTGGCTTCGTCCGCGGCTTTCTTGCGAGCATGATATGCTTCAAGATCTCTGTGTGCTTGCACTTCTGCGCCAATATCAATGTGTTCAAGATCAGCAATGCCTTGTGCAAGGCTTTCTGTGTCTTCTGTTTGTTTGCGTAGCCACAGGGTTCTACGTTTCTCAAGGCTTTGGATCTGTTCTTCGATACGCCGGTTGGCTTCTTGCACAGCCCGGATACGCAGTTCTTCAGATTGGATGGAATCTTTGGTCTGTCTGTTGAGTTCTTTGATACGATCAGCTCGTTCGCTCAGCAATGTAATGCCCAGCAGTTGTTCGATGATGGTTCGTTGTTCATTGGCCTTGAGACTCAAGAACGGTGGGGTGTAAGTGTTTAAGGCAACAATGTGTTGGAACATGTCGTGACTCATACCCAACACACGTTCGATGGCTTCTTGTGTTTCTCTCGAATCACCTTGTGCTTCGTCCTGTGCTGCTTGATGTTCGTCGTTCACATAGAACCGGAGCACATTGGGTTTACGTCCACGTTCGATACGATAGTTCTGGCCACTCACACTGAAGTCAAGACTCACCAGCATGTGCTTGGCATTGGTCTTGTTCACAAGATTATCTTTGCGGATGTTTGATAGTGCTTGACCATACAAGGCATAGCTGAGTGCATTGATGATGGTGGTCTTGCCTGTGCCGTTGCGTGATCCGTCGCCGCCCATGTCTAGGTTTTCGCCCAGAACCAAGGTGAGGTCTGATCGATCAAAATCAATGGCCTGCGTGGTATTGCCCACGCTCATGAAGTTTTTTACTGTGAGGTCGCGGAGATGGATCATAGATTCTGATAGATTTTCAGCAGCAGTTTATTATCGTAGAATTCGGATTCAATGTTGGTGATCTGATCTGTCACAATCTGATCCACTGATTCAAACTTGATCTCTCCGGGGGCCATGTCTGTATCTACAGAAGAACTTTTATTGGGAATCAACGCCATCTCTCTGAGACCGTAATCCTTGATGTATGTTTCTTTGATAAAGTTGGCTTCTTCGTAT